AAAATTATCAATACAAGACCTAGTGCAATTATTCTCATCCTAAGTCCTTCCATTCTTCATAGGTCATATACCTATCAGTGTCTGGGTCTAGATAAGCACCTTCTCGAGGATCATAATAGACTACCTTGTTTACCATAGTCTGGAAAGGACCTTCAAGACCTACCCTTTCTTCATATTTGTCCGGAATTGGTTCTAGTATTTTATATCCCATAATCGATGCCCTCCTGCATTGTTCTTTTAGTATATCCTCAAACAAAAAATTAGTCAAGTTCTTTTGGTGTTTCTTCTTTCTTTTTTCTACCCCGTTTTGGCTTCCAGGAATATGATATATCTTCTTCGTCTGTTCTTGCCATAGGCGTGCAATAGGTTATCTTTCCGCCTCTTGCAAGAAATTCTTCGACAGTCTCAGTAGGACCATCGAAGTTCTTTACTTTTTTCTTAGCCATTATTGACCTCCTATTTGTTGTTGGGCTCTCCACATCAATGTTCGATCGCCTTTGGTTAATACTTCAAGGAGTTCAATTTTCTCCTGCTTATACACCTTATAAAAGGTCGGATCATGTGCTTCAATAGAAATGGTGTTGTGGATTAAATCAGCCAATTTAATAGTGTGAACTTCAGAAGATTGTTCTGCGGTGTGATCTCTATCAATTGACTTTCTAAATGCTCTGTTTCCATCTTCAGGCCTAGAAATATCTGTTAATCCCTCTACATATGAGGCTACCGTAGGACCGAACTCATGTTTGATCTCAGAAAGCTCTACAGGAGTATCTTCTACCACATCATGTAAAACAGCCGCGGCCAACATCTCTGTGGTGTGAGGAACTTCTTGAACAATTTTCATTACAGCCAATGGATGGGTCACATAAGGTTCGTTGGTGTATTTTCTTTTCTGTTCACCGTGTGCCTCTACTGCAAATTTGATTGCCTTGGCTAGTAAGTCTGCTTCATTCTGCTTCATATGCTTTCCCCTTGTGTTTGACCTTGCGTTTGAATTTTGTTTTGTCAGGAACAGAACGCTGAACAAAAGGACCCTGTGGATTCCTTACTGCTCTTGCAAGTGCTGATCTAACTTTTGGTTTTTTGACTTTCATAGTTCTGCCCTCCTTATTATGTATTTAATATAAACTCATATGAAGATAAAGTCAACCTAAAAAGGTGACCCTGGCGGCTCAAATTGCTCTTACCTCATTATTAGGCCAGGGTCAGAGGGTCTACTGTTTATCGAGCGGGTCTACCCACTCTACTTCGTCTACGTCCCAAATGTCAGAAAAGGGAACAACGAATTCTTTTGAGCTCTTTTCATCTTTGAGCTTGACTAATTCTTTTTCTGTATCTCTCTGCATGAGAACACCTAAGCTCTCATACCAACCAAGACCTTGAATCGGTGTATCACTAAGATTTGGATGTGGTCTACCGAAAGTGTCAAGGATGGTTTTTACCTTGAATTTACAGGCGTATGACTTGCCTGGTGTAATTTCACGAATATCCATTATTGGGTTGCCTCTTGAACTACGGATGCGCCTTTGTTAATACCTTGTTTCAACATTTCTGTCGCGCCATCAACATCACCTGGGTTCATGTATAGGTAAGCACCTACAGCCCCAATAGCGATGAATAAAATTGCTTTAATCATATTTAGACTCCTCCTTTATTTTGTTAAGTATAGCCTCAGCGTCAGGATAAGTCAACATATTTTGAACAGCCTCATCGGACCGATCGAGTGCATCAATCTCCTCTTCTACCTTTCGTTCCTGAATTAGGTCTTTCATTTCCTGAGTAAAGAAACTAGGATATGGTTGTGTAAATGAAAAACTATAACCTTGGATTGGTTTACTCATGACATCTGTCCTTCTACTTGGGCTACCACAGCCTTTGAATGTTTGCATGATCCGTGAAATGAAAAACCTATACACTCACATTCAAAACCTTTGTCGTGAAGTGTGACCTGATATTCATTTCCTTTAGAGCCTTTCACTGGCCAACTGATTCCTACCATCCAATGATCTTTAGGATCAAATAAAGTAGGCTTAAGATATTGTTTCGTAAACTTCCGGCTCATAGTCTGGCTCCCAGTTTTCATCTTCGCCACTTTGTATCTTTTCCCAAATGTCTACTTGGTTGACACCGTGTTCTTTGATAAATTGTTCTTTGGTCATCCAGCAGGCATCTTCCTGCATACCTAAGATCCAACTTCCTGTCTTACTCATATTCGATCACCCCTCTCTTCATACCGCTATAAATTGCCTTGACCCTTGCATTGTATTCATCTTCTGATATTGCAAGATTGTTCGCATGACGTTGCCATGTCGCTCTATACACAGGATCTAAATTAGGATTGTTGTCGAGTAGGCGCTTAATTGCGCCTGCCCGTTCAATCTGTTTCTCTTCGGAGTAAGGACCCATTAGGCTGTCACTCCAATGTCGCTCAACTTGGTGAGCATAGTTGCTGGCACTCGCCACTTCTCACCACCAATGTGAGTTGAAACGATCACATACTTCTTGTTCACCTTCTCAACGGTTGCATTTACTTTGCCACCTGTTCTGTTAGAAGTGAACTGAACCATATCGCCTACAACGAAGTTTTTGATTGCCTGCTTGGCAAGATATTGTCGCTTGAGTTGAATTGCTTCTGCAACCTCTTTGAGTTGCTCGCTATTCATTTGGTAGATAAGTTCTACGGACTTTGTGACTAGATTTGACATTTTTCCCTCTTTCTGTGTGCCTAGTTGTTTGCCTTATTGTTCTTACAGTATATGATCAGTCGACAGTTTTGTCAACCTCTTTTGGATAGTCTTCCCACCATTTCATAAGCTCTGTTTCGCCCTTGGAATCCTTGTAGTTTTTGATGTATCCTTGGCGCATAAGATCGTCTATGATGACTTCGACGAGATTTTTTGTTTCTTGTTTTTTATCACCTCTTGCCATATATATACCTACAAAGGTAAACACAACGGCGGTCCCTAAGATCCAAAGTTCAGTCATGCCGCTTTCTCTTCTACGACATCCATAGCCCATTGATCCCAAGGTTCTGTTTTAGTTGCCTTGAGGCAATTGAATTGAACTGTGAACCCTGAAGCAAGGACGTCTTCTATCATTGCGTCTTTGATTACATTAAGTTCACCTTCAGTTGGATTGTCAATCCATAGGGTGCCATGCTCCCACCACATCGTAGGAGCCTCTGCTCCTATCTCGTTAAACTGACGGTTGATTCTATCTAGTGATTTTGATTCTAATCCCATGTTGCCCTCCTTACATTGACCAATAAGTTTCTGATGACGGTGAACAATAGTAAGGGGTGTTCACCGGCTCCATCCATGTTTTGGTCTTGTCCATGTATGAAGTTTTCTCTACCTGCTTCTCAATATTTTTATGGAAGTAGGTCGCTTCTGCGATCGCATATCTATAAAAAGCATGGTTTGGATCTGTCTGTAAAAGACCTTCTGCCTTTGCAATACGAGTGAGGCCTGCTTTGGCCGCCGCCATGGTCTTATAGCTCTGTGAATGATCTGGACGAGCAACACCATTACGGTCTGGCTTGCCAATGATATAGGTAGTTGATTGTTCGTAGATATAATACATATTAAAAGCCCTCCATTTCTAATTGACGTTCCATATCACCTTCTTCTTTTTTGAAACGTTCTTTGTATTTGTTAATGAGAAACTCTAGGTGAGCCTCTCGTGCTACAGGATCGAGTGCATTAAGCATCTCTAAGTCTTCGATGTATTCAATTAAATCGTTCATTGTATTCCCTCTCTGTCAGTGCCTTATTATTCTTATACTATAATGCCACCGTGAGAAAATGTCAACCTATTTTGGTAAAGAAAATTATGGTTGATATTGGACGATACAGAACGCATCTAGTATTTCATTTTTTGGCGGACCCCACAGGATTCGAACCTGTGACCTCTGGTTCCGCAAACCAACGCTCTATCCAGCTGAGCTAGGGGTCCGTTTATTGGCAACGATCTAGATTTGGATATTCTATACAGAGATTTGGATTACCATCTCCCCATTCCCAATCAAGCCAATCTTTTGGAAATCTTTGAGCACCACCCTTTTCATTAGGGTAGAATGTAATAGAGTCGCCGCAGGCTATACAGGGGTCATAACTTCTATAGCCATAGGATGCAGATTTACTACAGGCTCCTAACAGAGTCACAGCACAGAATAGAATGCATAAAGATTTGAAGTGCTTGCTAAAGAACATATTAGATACCTCTTAAAATAAAATACCTAATACTAAGTTTGCTATAAGTATAGCGCCTAATATTTCTAAACCAGTCATTTGTTTGCCTTTCGTTAATTAAAGTACAACTATATTATAATGTGTTAGTTTTGTCAATGTATTTTGGTAATGTCAACTGGGTCTTGTAAATCAATTTCATTTAAAGCATACACAATGTTCTGTACTAACTCTAAGCTCTCGCATCGCGCAAGTTGGATATCAAATTCATCATCCATGACCACATAACCTCCGTTATCAACAGGATAATAGTTATATCTTTTTAAATACATTGTTAACATAGTAACATCTATCAACTAGTTTGTCAACTAGTTTGGTCAACCACTAGGCCTAGCAGCGGGGCCTACAAATCTAGCAGCGGGGTCTTTGCTAAGTTTACAAGCTAAATATTTGTGTAGTTATATAAGCTACACACAAAGGAGAACTCCCATGAAAGTAAACACCTTAAGCCTGAATTTAGCAGTAGGGCAAGAAATTCTTGTTGGCAATAATAACGATCGTGCAAAAATAACCAAGATCGAATTCCATGAAAAGTCTGGCGAAGTAGAACTTAAAACAACCAGAGGTCCGCGAAAGGCTCTTACTTTTAAACTATGTGAGCAATCCAATCATTATGAAAAAGGTAATCCTGCTGATAAATACAGATAGCAAGGAACGTATAATGAAAGTATATGAAATCGACGAATTGGCTGAAAAAGAATGGAAGGCTACTAAAAAGTTGTGTAAAAGCTCTACTCCTAATAGCAAGTTAGGTAACAGTGCTTTATCATCATGTAAGGCACAAGGTTACAGAGCCAGAGATACAGGCAAAAGCCAATTAATTGGAAACAAAAGGGTAAAGCTAGCAGGCAAACGTATTCGCAGTCAAGACTATGGCGGACCGGTTAGTTCAACTAGGACAGGCTAATGAGATTTTATGAAATAAAAGAAACTTCCGAAGAGGTTATAAAAAAAGGACCTCCATATGATCCATCTCAATCTTCTATTGTGAAGAAATTTCAATCAGAATTACAGAGACTAGGTTATTTTATTGGAGCAACGGGTGTTGACGGCAAGTTTGGATATAGAACTGCACGAGCAGTAGACTCTTATAAAAAAGATTTCAATATTCAAGGTACTGGCAATGAGATAACTTTAGATCAAATAAAAGCGATGTCTACTCAGGAACCTAAGCCCGAACAAACACAAAAGGTACAAGGACCAGGACAAAAACCATCGCAACCAGGTTCACTTGAAGGAACAAACGTTCTTTCACAAAACCCTAGTCAAAGATCTATTCCTAGACAAAACATCATAGATGCACTTGATAAGGCCGCAGGACAAATGGGTGTTAAAGTACAAATTACACCAAATGGTGGCCGCGCATCAAGAAATGCAACAAATAATCATCCAAGCGGGCATGCCGCCGATATCCAAATAATAAAAAATGGAAAATTATTAACACCAGGACAGGCAGGAAGTTTATATGATCAACTGATTGCTATCTTAGTTAAGAATGCATCAGACAAAGGGATTCGCCCGGGCATTGGCGGATACAGTTGGGGTATTCATTATGATGAAAGCCCCTGGAGACAAGACAAAGCATCAATTGCAGGACGTTGGGGCTCTGGAGTCGACAAGGGAATTTCAATGGCTCAGAGAGCTATAGGTTAAATTATGAAAAACTATGCTGGCAAGTTATTGATTGCACATCCAAATGTTGAGAATGAAAATATATTTTCTAAGACCGTAGTTTATGTGTATCAAGATGATGCTATGCAAGGTAGTCTAGGAGTTATTCTTAACAAACCAAGTCGCTTCAAAATATCAGATGTTTGCGCAGAAAAAAATATTGTCTTTGGTGATACTACAAAACGTGTTTATCATGGAGGTCCAGTAAACCAACAGGCACTTGTGCTGTTACATAGCAATGACTGGTCATCTGAAAATACCGCAGATGCTACGAATAATTTGTGTGTAAGTAGTGATAATACCATGTTAAGCAAGATATCAACAGGTAATGAACCTGCCTACTGGAGACTATTTGGAGGAATGTGTGGCTGGGCTCCTGGTCAATTAGAATCAGAATTATCAGGACAATGGCCTTATCGACCTGAGAATAGTTGGCTTACAGCAGACGCTAATGATAGCCTTATATTTGAATATGACGGAAAAAGCCAGTGGTCAAACCTTGTTGAAACTTCAAGCCAACAAATGTTCGACAAGTATTTCTAAAAAATAAATACTTTATAGGAGAACTATAATGAAAACGCTAACCGTAATTTTGCTTGCCAGCGGGTTAGCGATATTGAATGCTTTATCCGTATCCGCACAAGAGCAAACACCAGTAATACCACCACAAACAGGTTTCCCAATGCCTACAATAATAACTTGTGATACAAGTGAAAAAATGGTAGATGTAATCTATAACCGCTATGGAGAACAACCACTAGCAAACGGAACTGGATCAATATTCCATCAAAATGGACAACAACTTTCAGGCGCAATGACCTATTGGGTCAATGCTAAAACAGGATCATTTAGTGTTACAATCACTAATGGACTAGTCATGTGTCTTGTGATGACGGGGAAAGATTTTGTGCCAGCACCTATGCCAGGAACAAACTTATGAAATGGTATATCTATATCATTATGGTAGGTATGTATTCAGACGGGACACAGGATACATATGTCTACACAGAACCAACTTTACCCACACTTGAAGCATGTCAAGAATATGTATATAAGAATTCGCACCACTTAAGGATGAACATGATGAAAGAATTTGACGGCAAACAAATACAACAAGTTTTTTGCATTGAAGAAGAAAAACTTAAAAAATATTTTACGGCAATTCAAGAAGGTAATTCAGCATGAAATGGATATTAGTTTATATTATATTAGTGAACGGAGAACCTATTTCAACTAATGCAATGGGCACTAATCATTACTTTAATGATATGATGGAGTGTTTTTTAGCAAGAGATAATCTTTCATTTACAGTTGGTGGCGATAACGGATTTTTTCCACCTAACACACAAGCAGTTTGTATCCCCACAGATAAATAGTATTGTAGACAGTTTTAAGAGGTGTTATAATGTCCGATGTGTTGGTTCTCAACGCTGATGCTCAACCTGTTTCATACTTACCACTCTCCGCTATTCAATGGAAAGAAGCAATTACTTACATGTGCCTTGACAAAGTCACAGTGTTAGATTGGTATGACGATTGGGTTGTTAGAAGTGCTCATTGGGAGACTCGTGTTCCTGCGGTTATAATGTTAAAAGAAATGATGCGGCGACGGCGAAGGCCTAGATTTTCTAAAACAAACCTTTACATCCGCGACCTTTACACCTGCCAATACTGCAATATCCAACACATTAGAAAAGACCTTACACTTGATCATGTCAAGCCTATCTGCCTTGGTGGTCGCACAGAGTGGACAAACATTGTTGCGGCATGCGGTCCTTGTAATGTTCGTAAAGGTAATAAGACTCATATGAAACCTATCAGGGTTCCACATGAGCCTAACTATTATGAATTAGTTAATAAAAGAAAGCAGTTAGACTTTGCAATAAGACATCCTGCTTGGAATCAATACCTACTTTAACCAACCTATTTTTTTGCCTAGCTTGGTACGCTTTTCGTGTTCAGCAACTGAACCAGGGAATCTCCATGCCCATATGGCTACCAATGCCATAAAGCCTCCACTCCACATAACTGCTTTAATATTTTCAGTTGTAAACCAAAGGAAGATGAGTGACGAAGCCATCACTGCAATCATCAGGTATTTTCCTTTAGTGGGAAATACTTTCTTTTGTACCCAATTGGTTAAGAATGGGCCAAAGTATTTGTGATTGTATAACCAATCGTGCATTCTCTTAGAACTCTTTGCAAAACAATATGCCGCAAAAACTAAGAAGATAGAAAAAGGAATTCCCGGAACAACAACACCAACGTAAGCCATTCCTAAAGAGATAAAGCCCAATCCCATCCATATATATTTTTTTATTTTATTCATAGTAATATTACTTTCTGGTGCGTTTGAACACCTTTCTCAAACTGTCAACAAGATGATGCATCATGGCATCCGAGTGTAGTGGCGTAGGAGCAATTCTTAATCTTTCTGTTCCTACATCTACTGTTGGCCAGTTTATTGGTTGAATGTATATGTTATAATCATTTAATAACATATCGCTCATTTCTTTGCACAGCACTGCATCGCGAACCATTACAGGCACTATGTGAGTGCAAGCACAATCTAAAACTTCAATATCCACATCGGCAAGAAGTTTCTTTAAGGTGCTTGCTCTCTCTTGATGTTTTATTCGTAAGTCGTTGTGATCTTTCAAATATTTTATTGATGATAAGGCACCACTACAAATAACTGGGCTTGTTGAAGTTGTGAATATAAATCCACTAGCCACACTGCGTATTGCGTCTATGACCAATGCGTCACCAGCAATGTAACCTCCTTGTACACCAAATGCTTTACCTAAAGTTCCGTTTACAATATCGATACGAGTTTCTCCTACCTTTTCACAATACCCTGCACCTGTATCGCCATACAAGCCTACAGCATGGACTTCGTCAATATATGTAATAGCATTATACTTTTCGGCTAAGTCACAGACACTAGAAATAGGAGAGACATCGCCATCCATACTATATACGGATTCGAAGACTACGCAAGGTTGTAAGCCTTCTGCGGTAACTTCCTGTAATTTCTTTTCTAAATCGCTCATATCATTGTGTGCAAATATTCGTTTTTCAGCCTTGCTATGACGTATGCCATGTATAAGGCTTGCGTGATTTTTGCTGTCTGAAACAAAACAAATATTTGAAATGATCTTGCTTAAAGCAATTAGTGTCCATTCATTGGCCACATAAGCTGAAGTATAGAGTAAAGCCGCTCCTTTGCTATGCAGACGGGCGAGTTCGTTCTCTAATGCTACGTGATAATGACTTGTGCCACCAATGTTTCTTGTGCCACCTGATCCACTTCCTGTTTGATCAAGTGCGGTATGCATAGCATCTATCACTACCTTATGCTGACCCATACCAAGATAATCGTTTGAACACCAATTAACAATATTTTTGATGTTGTAGGGTCCGTACCAAATTGCTTCGGGGAACGCACCTCTTTCTCTTACAATGTCATTAAAGACTCTATACTTGCCTGTACTCTTTAGACTTTCTATCGTCTTGTTGAATGGTGTTTTGTTTATCATCACGTGTATTTACACAATGAGTGTGATATCCCCCAAAAGGTGTGATTACAGTATAGATACCTAACTTATTCATTTCTTTTGAAATCGCGTCGGTTTCTTTAATCCAGTTTCGAATAAATTTTAACATACTGTATTTAACATAAATATGTTATGCTCGTTAAAGAAATCATCACTGAAAAAGAAGATAGATCTGTCAAATTGGCAGATAACATCATTAACCTGTTGAAAAAAACACCAAAAGCTGAAAAAGCAGGTTCAAAAGGACAATTTAAAAATGATCCTAATAAAATACATGCAAGTGCAAGAGCTAAATTTAGAGAATGGTGTCGTATGCAGGGACTAAAGTACGTTGGTCCAAATATTATGAATAGAGGCGGTTCAAGAATCAGATTTTACACCTTCATTGGACTAATGCAAAGAGAATGTGGAATACCAGTCACAGGTGTTTTTGATGTATCTACTATGAGAGGCTTTGCACAAAACGCTAATAGATTCAGTGATAGTTACATAAGTGCCAGAGTTGAACAGGCTATCAGTAAAAGCAAGTTTAAAGTTCCTAGAGGTTGTATTGATGTTGTAAAGGCAATTGAAAATCCTGTCAATGCTTGGACAAGTGCCTATGCATCTTATCATGATGTCAACGGAAACTTAGACAGCGGCATAGGACCAGGACAAGTTGAGCCTGAAACTTACGGTGATGTCAAAGGTGGTTCATTTGACTTTGGTAAGTTTGAACATGTAACAAGTTTAGATAAATTAACAGATCTAATGTTAGAAGGCATTCAATTGAAAATGAACTTTGCAGATGTTATTGCAAAAAAAGAGGACAGCGAGATAACAACTCTTGAGCATTTTGCTAGAGCTTGGAACTACGTACATTACAAAAAAGCTCAATCTGTTTATGGTTTAGACACACCTATGAGAATGACATCATCACCTAAACCAAAATTAAGACCAGACACAGACAAGCCTGAATTACCAAAACCAAAACCAGACATCAAGACAAAGACTGTACCAAAAATGGATAATCCTGAGAATCCAAAGCAAGAACCTGGATACTTTGATAGATTAAAATCAGGAATTGGTAACATGGTACGCGGATATTTTGATTCAGAAGGTTGACAAACCTAATAAAGTATAGTATATTAGTATTATGAAGTTTGTATTAGTACTAAGTTTTCTAAGTATGATAAGTGATATCAACTTGAATGTTATCACAAACAAAACTTTTGATTCTATTGAAGAATGTCAAGAACATGAAATGTTTTTTGATTCTGTAGATATTAATTTTTCTGTTTTGTGTATTCCCGAAAGTGATATGGCATCATTTACTGAAGAAGTTCCAACATTAGATTTTAGATCCGTTAAGTAGACCTGTTCCTTTATCGTATTTGAATAAATACATGTATAGGAGAACATAATGGCTACAATTAAATGTAAAGGACTAACAGGCGTAGAATTTGATTTAACTGTAACAATGGGCTCAACTACAATGAACGGACTTACAGCACTTGCACAGGCTGTTGAAGGGCAAGAGATTGTTACTGCAATGTATGCAGAAATAATTGCACAGAAAGACAAAACAATAAATCAAACAAACGATGGTGCTAAGACACTTACAGCCGCAGGTTTAGTTGACGGTGATAGAGTTTATTGTATTCCTCGATACTCAGGAGCAAATGGGTTCAAAAGACAAAGACAAGAAGAAAAATTAAGAATTGCTGTGAGCAAACGCAAAGGACTAGCGGCCGCAGATACTAATGCAACATATTACAGAGCATTAAACACAAAAACTAAAAACAATCTTCCTACACTATATACTGCCAGTAATAACGATACAAACACGTTAGTTGATAATGCTAACTCAGGTGGACTTGTAACAGGTCGTCCTTGGACATAATAAAAGATTAACCCCGGCTAACTTTTAGAACTTTGACACGCAAGCGATGAATCTCTGTTCTTGATTTTGTTAGCCGGGGCTTCTAACCTTTAAATGTACTATTACAGGGCTATGCCCTAAATTTTCTTATTTGTTTTATTTTACTATTTACTATTATTAACAAAATTGTAGAACTTTTCAGCCGCATCTAGCACAGCATCTGCACCAGGAACTTCTGGCATTGTAACTTTCATTACAACTTCGTCATTTTCTTTGTTGACTGAAGTTTCCCATTGTCCGTACTTGGCATGGTAATCTTGCCACACATTGTTTTGTGCCATTTCTAGAACCTTAGTTCTAATTTCATATCCATTTTTGTTTGTTGTGATTTTTGGCATTGCGGCTTTAAACATTTCAGCAACTTCCTGTGTTTGTTTAAAGATGGCTTCGCCGTATTTTGTATCTACTGACATAATATTTCTCCTTGTGTGTATGTGTGTAGTGTTACTAATGTAACAGAGTATTTATCGTTTGTCAACCTCTAACCACTAACATATGGTGTGTCATCTTTAAACTTAGCATAGTGGTTTTTTTGATGATGTATTCTTCCTAACAGTTCTTGTATTTCGTGCATCTCCTTTTTCAATTGTGGAGACGTTTCACCTTGAGCTATAGCAAGTCCTCTGCGGCCTGCTTTAGCTCTTAGTGCTTGCTCGATTACTTCTATATCTCTAATAGATAATTCAAACTTAGTGTTAGGCTTCATGTTCTATTTCCTCTCAGTGCAAAAAATAATCCACCTACCCATAACAATACATGTAGGTTGTCGTATAGGATAACGTCCATGAATGTTTCAGGTTGTCCTATCCATATCACACCTGTCATAATACTACAAATTGTAATACCTGAGAAGCGTGTGATCATGTCACCTAGTTCCCATAAGAAATTTTTAGGAAACAAGCCTCCTATCAATAATCCAACCCCAGCACCTATTTCACCAAGCGTAACAAATGCCCATACCACAAGTGGTAGATCATATGATGCGGCTGTCTCTAGGTCAATGGGCCATTTGCTTATGCCCTGCTGGAGAAAGATTATTGCTAGTGGGATCCGCAACAGCCAATGGCTGTAACAGAATTCTGGTATTTTAGAAGTTAGGTCTTTATAGTTCACCGATAAGAGCCTTTAGCTTTTTTTTGCTCTTTCCGACTGCCTTTGCCTTAGCAACTGCGTCTAGGTTTGAAGTGTCGTCACCGACAACTATAAGAGCAATCATACCCATTGACTTATGGGGTGTACACTGATACAAGTATACTCCTGGTGTATCAAATGTAATTGCAACTTCCTTATTGTTCTTTGACTTTTTAGGAATGTCAAAGCCTTCTGGTGCCGCAACGATTTCAACGTTGTGACCTTTTGATGTTGGCACCCAAGTGATTGTGTCACCTACATCAATACGAGTGATGTCTTCGGAGTAAACCATCTTTGCTCCGTCATCACGTTTATTCAACATTTCGATGGACATATCATCCGCTTTTGCATGATTAGAAATCATGACAAATCCAAATGCAACAACTAGTGCTACAAATAATGTAGGCAAGTTATCCAATACTTTATATTTAAAACTTTTCATTTTTTTTCCTTTGTGTGTGTAGGCTACGATTGTAGCGTTCTCTGATAGTAATAATTATACGGGTTGACTCCAAAGACAACCCATATATGAATTATTTTTTTACAGGCTTTCCGCTAAGAAAATCTGCTTCTTCATCTGTATAAGGCCACATTATAATGCTCCTCCCCAGAATGCCGCAACTAATCCAAAGTATCCTATAAGGATTCCAAACACGACAGTTAAAGGTATTGCAACATCAAAAAAGTTCTTAAGCATGTGCCTTCCCCTTCCAAAATGCAACCTTCTTACCTTTCATGTAGTAGTTACCTGGCTCGTATGACGCCTTGGCTTTCTTTACTCTTTCAAGTCTGCGGATTGCCTTCTTACGCTCAACAGTTTCTTTAACACCATTAAGCATTAGATGTTTTGCTTCTTCATAATGTCCTTGAGTAGCAAGTTGACTTGCGGCTCTGGCATAGCCTGCGGAAACACAAGCATTTTTAAATCTTTCCCATATTAACATTTTATAATCTCCTCTGTGTGTATATGTTAAATTCTTTTATGCCCGAACGGTCCTGTAACGACCTGGCCCCTATCAAGTTCCCTGATACGACGTTCAAGGTCAACATGATCAGTAGCACGAGACAAATACTCTTCGTTCCAGTTGCGTTCGGTGTATGTAAATAATTTTTTAAGGAAGGATAGCATTAAGCAACCTCCTTACGGACATAAACAGGTCCGCTCAAGTCTCTATGGCTAGGTGCTCTACCTTTATGGTCTAGCATAAAATTATAGGCATATTGCCAATCTTTTTTGTATTCAGTTTTGGCCCAAGTCAAAAGATCGTTGCGGTGACATTGCGTCATTCCGCTATTCATCCAAGACATCAGACCACCTATTAAGTGTGTCATTGTTTTCTCCTACGATGTATGGATGCTTTATGGTTAGCATGATACCCCGGAACTTCCCCGGCGGTGCAAGCACCTTTGGTGCTCGTCAATCACTTGTAAGGCATGGATGATGCCCTGGTCTTTCCCAGTGTATGTGTGTGAAATAGTACAGTTGTCCTATTCACTCTTATTTATATAATAGTAGTTAATTCTAACTCCTAAATGAGCAGAAATCAATGGTAAATTTGGTAAAGGCTGTCATGCTATTTTTGCATGAGTCTGTCAATCAAAAGTTGACATTCAAAAAAGGTTGACAAATGACAAAAAATAATATATAACTAGATTAACAAAGGAGTCGTATGACAGATATAAAAACTAGTAAGACAAAAGATAACTTGAGAGCAGCTTTCCAGGGAGAAAGTGAAGCCAATAGAAGATACTTATACTTCGCACAGAAGGCAGACATTGAAGGTGCTAATGAAGTAGCACAAGTGTTTAGGAGTACAGCAGAAGGTGAAACAGGACACGCACATGGACATCTAGAATACCTAGAAGAAGTAGGAGATCCTGCAACCGGAGAACCTATGGGAAGTACAGAGCAAAATCTAGCGTCAGCAATCAAAGGTGAAATACATGAGTACACAGACATGTATCCAGGAATGGCAAGAACTGCCAGAGAAGAAGGCTTTGATGAAATTGCTGATTGGTTTGAGACACTAGCTAAAGCAGAGAAGTCACATGCTGGCAAGTTTCAAAAAACACTTGATGCTTATCTAAACGCATAACAAAAGGAGTAATATGACAAGTGTAGATGATTACGATAATGATAAATCATTTGAAAATGAGCAGAGTACAGTAACAATACCTTTAAAAGAATACGACAAGTTAAGAGAAAGACAAAAGTATATTACTGATAAGGATATGATATCAGTAGTAGACAAGATAGAAGAACTTGTTAGAGCATTAAGAAAACATATAGTCAGATCAGATTTTGACTAACACGCATAACAAAAGGAGACCTATGCCTAAAATGAGAAAGTTCCATTTTTGGAATGACAAGGGTGACGAGAAAGACACAGAGCAATTGAGTTTGACTAGAGCAGTCAAAGCTGTTCAAAGTGATTTCAAAGATATGTTTATTGGCGTTGAGTACATCAGTAAAAAAGGCAAAGAGGTAGTAGACAGAATAAAACTACCTTGGGGTAGAAAAGTAAGACAAGCAATAGCTACTGAAAAGAAACGAGCTGAAATGAAAGCTAGACAACAGAGATGAAAATAAGATACTATTCAAAGATAGACGGCTGGCGATGGTTAGGATTTATTCTAGCCATGGTCAGTGCTTTTACTTTGAGTGGTGGTGATCCGAGCGTTCAGTGGTTAGGTTGGACAGTTGCTCTCGCGAGTTGTAGTATTTGGATTTACATGGGAGTCAAAGATAAAGACATTCCCAGAGCTCTAATGGAACTGATGTATTTGTTACTGGCCATACGTGGAGTATGGAATTGGTTGGTTTAACAAAATTAATTTTTTTTTGATCCTGTAACAAAACTGTAACATAAATATTATTATGACGGATCCTTTTACATTGATAACGATGATATGCTGGTTAAGTGGCCCACCTAACCTTGATCAAGGCCATTGCGATGTTATGAACGCAAACCATCTAAAAACCAAAAACTATTTAGAATGCACATTTAGAGCAAGAGAATTTGTTAGAAAAAATGAAGACCCATTATTCAAGTATCACGGTGGCACTCACAAGATTGCGTTTTGTATTGATGATTTGGTTACAGAAAGTTTATTAGATGACGACCATGAATTCACTTATGACGACTACGCCAAGATATGGGCCACAGGTTCAATCAGTACAACATACTATCTTTACTAATTTTTTTTTGATCCTGTAATAAAACTGTAATAATTGTATGTTGCAGTAAAAAATAAATACGATATGCATTACAAAAGTATATTCATATCAGATATACATTTGGGGACCAGAGGGTGTCAAGCAGACGCTCTTTGCGAATTTCTTAAAAACAATACCTGTGATAATTTATTCCTTGTAGGTGATATTATAGATGGCTGGCGCATTAAAAAACGTTGGTACTGGCCACAGAGCCACACAAACGTAATACGCAGAATACTCACACATTCTAAACGCAACACCAAAGTTTATTATATACTAGGCAATCATGATGAAGCACTTCGTGCTTTTCTACGCTTTGGTATAACCTTTGGTCGCATACAAATCCTAAACCGTTACGATTATGTTGGAGTCGATGGCAAACGATATCTTATTACACATGGTGATGCCTTTGACAACCTTATGAGTGCTGACAAGAAGTGGATCATGCACATAGGCGACAACCTATATGACTTTTTTATTATGTTCAACACCTACTTCAACAAAGTAAGAGGACTGTTGGGCTTAAAATATTGGAGCCTATCAAAGTGGCTAAAAGACAATGCCAAGTATGCTGTAAAGTTTATCAATCGTTTTGAAGAATACGTTGCAGCCTACTGTGAAGCCAAAGGCTATGATGGTGTTATCTGCGGACACATACACAAAGCTGAAATCAAAAAGATAGGCCGTGTTGTGTATATGAACGACGGCGACTGGGTTGAAAGTGCTACTGCTCTACTAGAACACACAGACGGAACATGGGAGATATATTATCATGAACCTACTAGCTAAATTAGCATTAGTCCCTTTCATATCATTTTTTGGCATGATGTTTACGGTTGCCATTATAGGCAAAGACGGCATCAAAGCAATGCCGTGGTTGTTTCCTGATGGCAATGCATTATATGTTTTTTATGCCTGGATTGTAATACTTACTATTTTAGTGCCTATCCAACACTATATTAAAAGAAAGAAAAATGATTGACATGGGAAAGAAAATACTCATTATCACAGACAACCTTCCTGACCAAATCAACGGTGTCGTCACTACGTATAAGAATATTGAATATTATGCGTCTAGGGATGGTTATACTATTGATTATATTCACCCCGGGAGGTACAGCCACTTTGATTTACCTAAATATAACGAAGTCAAAGTTGCCTACCCTAAAGGGCTTTGGAAGGAGATCGATGCGTCTGATGCGGATCATATACACATCGCCACGGAAGGTCTTATTGGTTTGTATGCTAGAAGGTATCTTGCAGTACGCGGGTATCGTTACAATACTGCTTACCATACTAAATTTCCTGAAGCTATAAAGAAAATATTTGGAGTGCCTGAGTGTGTAACATGGCCTATGATCCGTTGGTTCCATTCAAATTCAAATTGCGTACTCACTACTACTCCTTCAATGGTTGAACAACTACACGACAAAGGATTTGTTCGCAACATCAAGCCTTGGACAAGAGGAATAGACAGAGATATATTTAAACCAGGTGTGAGAAACAATCAAGCGACTAAACCTATAATGTTGAATGTAGGCAGAGTCAGTGCTGAAAAGAATCTTGAAGCATTCTACAAACTAGATGTAGTTGGCACAAAAATACAAGTAGGTGGCGGTCCGAAATTAGAATACTATAAAGACAAATATCCAGATGTACATTTTGTAGGTCCCAAGCGTGGTAAAGAACTTGCTGACTATTATCGTCAAGCAGATGTGTTTGTGTTCCCTAGTCGTTGGGATACTTTTGGGCTGGTGCAGATAGAAGCAATGGCCTGTGGCACACCTGTTGCGGCCTATCCTGTGCAAGGACCGCTTGATGTTATTGATCAAGGCCAAACAGGTATAATGAGTGATACACTAGAATATGCTGTAAAAAAATGTCTTGACCTAGACAGAGAACAAGTGTATAGTGTTAGTACAAAATGGAGCTGGGAAAGAGCTTGGGAAATATTTAGAGACAACCTTGTGAAAGTTTAAGATTGGCTGTTTTCTTTACCCATTTCATACATTTCTAAATTAGCAATATACAATCCTATGTCGTGATCACCAAAGTTATCAATCTTACCTCGCTTGATACCCATCCACATACCACGCATACGATCTTTGAATCTTTGCCAACCAGTGACTTTGCGAACATTGCCGTATGCATTCATGTAGTGTTCTTCACCGTGGTGTCTGTAACCCATAATATTTAGAGGCACCCGTGTAACAATGTCATTGTTGTTTACCCAACGATGATGTGTTACAGCAAGACTAGCACAATATTTAGGCCATCCAACTCTTGGAGATCCGTAGGTATAAAGTTCTTGAACAGGGGGAATACCTTCGTATAGATGACAACGGCTTGCCATGATAGTTGCCATTGCCGCACCCAAACTGTGTCCGCAGAACCAAATATTTTTGTTGGCATTTGCTTTCCGGGAAATATCTTCGAATATCATAGGCCAGAGATCATCTACTTCTTTTTTAAAGCCTTGATGAACACGACTAATAGTTTCAGCCATAACAGGTAATGCCTGTAGATCTGCTTTGATATCGTTGAATTCTGCAGGCTGTGTTCCGCGACAGGCTATAACTAAATCATGTTTGTTCATGAAGCGATATGCTTGGGCTCCGTCTTTGTTGTAGAATTCTACTGTGTTAAATGAGTAATTTTTCGCTTGACTTATAGCATCTCTTTCGTTACAATAAGCAATCTGTGCCAAATTTGCGAATAATAAGGATCTTTCTTTGAAATTAAGTTTGGATATTTCCATTTTAGCCCTCCGTTCTATATCTATATTTATTTTATATACAATAAATACATTGTATAGGAAAGTGCAATGAAAAAACACACTCGTAGTATCTTAGAAGAACTAAACAACCTTGGCTTGAACAGGGATAATGATCGATTAATTGAAACAACTGCTAATAATATTATTAACAGCAGTATTAATCTTATCAATACAATTAATCAAAACTATGATGCTGCAACCGCAGGTGAGCTTGAAAGACGTTTCCTTAACAGTATTAAAAGCGGAGACCCACGCAAATTCAAGCGTGGAATAGAAAAAATTATAGAAAACAAGCAGAGGCAAGAAGATGATTCTTAAAGAAGGCGGCAACGTATTCAAAACAGAAAAAGGTTCTATCACACAAAGGATTGCAACTGCTGATGTAAAGCCAACAGTGGATTGGCTGAATGCTACATTTGGTTTTAAGTTTATTGATGAAGACTTGCTAGGAACCACAGGCAAGAAGAACAAGCCAGATGGGTCATTTGAAGAAAATAGTTCAGGCGACATTGATCTTAACGTTGATGTAAGAGAATTACCTAAAGAAGAAATTATAGCAAAACTGTCCAACTGGTGTCAAAAACAGGGCATACCTGATCTAGAAATTATGAACAAGGGCAGAACATTTACTCAAGGTTGGGTTGCAAATGCAGGTTTGCAAATACATTTTCGCACACCAATCAGAGGTGATGCCAACAATGGATTTGTTCAAACAGATTTTATGCTAACAGATAATCCTAACTTACAGCGTGGAGCCAAGCGTGGAGGCACAGAACACTACACAGGTGCTGACAGAGCTGTGCTACTTTCAAGTCTTGCAAGAGGTAGAGGTTATAAATTTAGTCCAACCAAAGGCGTAGTTGATCCTAACAATGGAGATGCTGTGGTAGCAGATGACTGGGACGAAATTGCAGAGATACTATTAGGACCGGGAGCAAGAGAAGCAGACACCCTTACAGTTGAAAGCATGATTGCCTATGTAAGAAGTGATCCTAACTTTGAAGAACTAATTGCTCCGTGGTTAGAAAACATGGAGAAGATTGGCAAGGGTCTTCCTGAAAGTGCAGAACTTACTCGCATTAAAGAGCTAGCTGGACTTAGTTTAAACAGTGTGAGAATGCTATGAGATTTTACGAGTTCAAACAGATAAACAAACAGCCTCTTATTGAAGCAGATGCACGTATTCAACATGCAGAAGATTTTGTTATATTTGATGGATCATCTGGTGCTGTTCGTGTTGTACAAAGTTTGAAAAATCTTGAGCAAGGAGGACACACGGATGTCACAATCAAATGGGATGGATCTCCCGCAATCATTTTTGGCCGCAATGCAGATGGAGAGTTTGTACTCACAGACAAATCAGGATTTGGAGCAAAAGGATATGACGGACGAGCAAAGAGTGCAAAAGCTCTACAGCAGATGCTTATGGCCCGCCCTGGTGCAAACAATCCGGATCCAGAGAAAGCAACAAATTACAAAATGTTTGTAGGTAACATGGCTGACATCTACGACGAATATGAAAAAGCAGTTCCAAAAGATTTTGTAGGTTATTTCAAAGGTGACTTATTATACTATAACACTCCGCCTGTTGAAGATAATAAATTTGTGTTTAAACCAAACATTGTTACCTACAGAGTAGATACTAACAGTCCGATTGGACAGCGTATTTCACAAAGCAAAACAGGTGTAGTAATACACAGATTAGTTGACGAAGAAGGCAATGAATCTCCTTTACCAAATAATGTATCAGACATGTTTGTTGGTAATGAAGTTTTTGTTGTACCACCTGTAACAGTTGAGCGAGCACCTCAAGTAGAAGATGAAAATATAAAAGAACTTAGAACTTTAATAAGCAAAGACGCAACAGCAATAGATAAATTTTTAAATACAGAAACGCTTGTTGGTTTAAAATTAAAAGGATTGCCTAATATATTTTATAACTATACCAATCAAAAAGTTGATTCAGGGTTAGATAATCTTGGCAAAGACTTTACAAGTTGGTTAGCGAGTAGTAAAGTAAGTAAACCAATGCAACAAAGAATAGTAGATTATATTGCACAAAACAAACAAGGCTATGATGCAATGTGGGAAGTTATAAACAAAATTCGAGAAGTAAAAAATAATATAATCGATCAATTAGATTCACATGATGCTGATGTAAAAGCAAACATTGGCGACATTGAAGGCGGAGAAGGGTATGTGCTAGCTCACCCTGAAGGTGATATGAAACTTGTAAACAGAGCTGGCTTTACAGCGGCAAACAGAGCCGTACAACGATAAGGAAGGGAAACCTATGAAACTTAAAGATATACTTAAAGAAGGTGACTTTGACGATTTAGGCCTAAAAGGCTATGGTTCAGAGTTAGACAAAGACGACGACACATATGATCCTGAAACGGATAAATTTTCAATTACTCAGCAACTTGGTAAAATGCTAGACAGTAGAGGAAATCCAAATCCTAAGGATAGTATTGAAACTAGGGACGGTGGCATGGTGCAACTAACAATGGATCAGGCGGCTAACTTAATGAGTTTACTTAAACGTCCACCAGTAAATGGTACAGACAGACAAGAAAAAGAACAGTTCCAAAGAGACATTGGTAAAACGCAGGGAATTAAACCATTCTTGGATGCCAATGATGGTAAAACTATGCAACAACTTTATGTACAAAAGTATATGAGTGATACAACTAAAATGGCACTAGGAAACAGAAAAGGACCATAATGGATTTTTTACAAGAACTAGAAGAAGCAAGGATGACTCGAAATGATCAGAACATGAAAGTTCTGACATATGCAGATTGCTGTGAGAAAATGTATCTTACTTTATTAGTTCTTGATTTAATGAGCCAAGTGCCTGTTGCTACATCTGTAGTAAGAGACTATTGTAGGAAAAGTAGAGATCAATATTATCAACGTTTCAAAATGGCTAGCACTGACCTATACAACTTTATCTATTTTGTAAACGGAGACG